TCTTCTTGGCGCGTGCGATCTCGATGGAGCGCTGGTTGAGCGTCTCGCGCCAGTCGGTGCCCTCGATCTCGGCGCCCTCCTGCTCCAGCGTGGAGAGGCCGGAAGCGATGCCCATGATGGCGCCCTGCCGCTCCTTGACGGTATCGACGCTGCCGCGGCCCGGACCCATCCACTTCGCACGCGCATAGGCGCTGCGTGCTTCCATGAAAGGCGGCGCGCCGTTGGGCAGCGGCAAGTCGTCGATCTCCATCGACTCTTCGAGAAAGGCCGCGTAGATCGGCGTGCCGAAGCCGATACCAAAGAGCGTCCGTCGGCGGTCCAGCGTCTTCCAAGCCTCCAGCATCGCCGCGCGATAGCTGGAATAGTTGACGTCCGCCCAGTTCTGGCTGATCTGCTGCGTGGACAGGCCGGTGCCGGCCGCCACGTTTCGCAGCATCGCGCTCTCGAAGGCGTCGAAGTTCGCAGCAGGCCGAGCGGCCGATACGGCGTTGATGCGCTCACCCGGGAACAGGATGGGCATGCGCGCACCGCCCAGCGAGATCTTGCGCTCCTTGTGGAATTCGCCGCGCTGCTGCTGGTAGGCGTTCAGCTCACCGCTGCCGCCGTCCAACGCCTGCTCGACGAACTCGTGATCGAACGGGCTCTCGATGTAAGCGCCGAAGATCGCATTGACGATGGCCGCGTCCAGCTCGGTGCTGTCGTACTTGATCAGCATCTTGAGCCGCTGCACGACCGACGTCAGGATGCCGGCGCCGCCGCGGTGCTGGCCCGCGCGGTCGCTCTCGTAGTTGTGGACGATGATCGGCCGGCCCCAGCCGGTCTCGCGCTCGATGCGGTCCCACTGCAGCGACTTGCCCGCTGAGAACCAGTCTCCCTGATGCGCCTGGCGGATGTGATACGCCTCCGCCACACCGTAGGGATCGACCTCGACGCCACCGCGCATCGTCTGTGCGTCGAAGACCAGCTGCGGATTGCTGAGCCGGTCGGGATCGATCAACTGCAGCGCCGTCGCATAGCGGGCGCGACCGGGGCCGACAAGCTCGGGCTTCCAGTACAGCATGCCCAGCGCGTCGCCGTCGACCATCTTGTGGCGGAACCCGACGCGGAACATCTCCGGCATCGTCATGTTGCGGCTTGCGTCGCACCACTTGCCGATGTCGTTGGCCCACATCCGATAGCGCGCCTCGACGACCTCGCCGAACTCATCGGCCCAGACATGATCGAAGGCCTTGATGCCCGTCATCGCACGCAGCGCCTGGTAGTCCGGCTTGGACACTGGCCGGAAGTCGGCGCCGATGGCGTTGTCCAGCGTGCGCGTGACGGCGGCGCTGGCCCAGCCGTCGTTGCGCACCAGGTCGCGCACCCGCGAGACGATGCGGTCGCGATAGACGTTGAGCTCGCCGTCCGGACTCCACAGGTAGGGCTGCCAGTCGCCCAAGTGATCGCCGTAGTTGTCGGCGGCGTCATAGGGCGTGCGGCTTCCGTTGGCGAGCATCGAGGCTTTGCGCGATGGCATGGCCATCGGATTGCCGTCGGCACCGAGGATTTGCACAGGGTTGTTCATCAGAATCTGAACCTCGCCGGCCGGCGCGCGTGACGCACCAGGCCGAGCTGCTGTTGAAGTTGCCGGATCAGCGCCTGCAGGGCGGGCAGGTTCGCCGCCGTGTAGGTCACCGACTTCGAGCCATCGCCCTGGGCGTACGAGTACGACACGCCCTTGGCGCCCGTGCTCAGGTCGATGTAGGCCTGCTGGGCCGCGGCCAGGTCGGCCTGCAGCTTCTGGATGGGGCGGCCAGCCAGCAGCGAGGTTTGCGGATGGAACATGGGTCCTTCTTTCGGCAGACAGAAATGCGCGGGAGGCCGCTCGTAGCGAGTGGAACTCTCATAGGGGATCGGCGAGCGCGCCAGGTTCAGCAGTCGGCGTCGCCGATGCGCTGGTCTGGCCGGGCGATCCCAAGGCCAATCGGGCACGGGCGGACAACACAGGTCGGGCAGTACCTAAAAGGCGCGGCGTGGGGGCAGTCCTTGTGCGGCGCCGTCGGTGCGACTCGACGAACGCTCACGAGCATTCGCAAGGTGTCAGCGCACTCGCGCAACGTCTCACTCCGACCTGGTCGGCCATTCGTGTCCGTCTCGGCCTGAAGATCCCAGACATCTGCCAGTTCGTTGAGCATGGATGCGTTCACACGAGCTTCGACTTTCTCATCGCTCATTGCCAATTCCCTTCGTTACGTTTTTGCAGTTCTCGTATTGATCAAGCCAATGAGCTGGCCAGCGATCTGCGAGCCGGCATTGCCGGGCTCACAGCGGGGCCAGCGTTGACGCCGGCGGGGGTTGGCGTCGGCATTGGCGCCGTCGACGTGCCCGCCTGGTCAGCGACCGTTGCAGGAGGGGGCGAGGCCTGCGCCTCATCCTTTGTGCCCGGTCCAGACACCTGGACGGCCGGGCCGAACAGATCGAACTGCGGCGGGTTCACCTTCAGGCGCTCACGCTCCCAATCGGCCTCGCGCCACTTGTGAAGGCCGATGCGTTGCGCGGCCGCGAGGTTGTAGACCGACAGGTCGAGCGCCTCGTTGCGGTCGGCCTTGGCCTTCACCCAAGCCGTGCGAGCATGGCCCTTGACGTACTTGATCAGGCGCCGCTCACTGCAGAGCTGCTTGTAGAACTCCTCAGGCAGATCCTTCGAGAAGTGGATGCCACCCGGACCCGAGCCGATCTTCCAGCGGCTATGCAGCCAGTCCTTCGCTGTGTCCGTGCCGACGATCCACAGCTCGGCGCCGTTCTTTTCCAACTTGCCGCGCCGATTGATGTCCACCTTGCTCGGCTGCGACGAGATGACCGGCTTGCCCGGCTTGTTGGCGCCACGGATCGCGAACACACCGCGATAACGCCGATGCCGCGCGAACTCGTAGACCTCCTGCGTGTGGTGGCCACCGGAGTCGATGGCCGTCGCGCGGATGGTCATGTTCACGCCGTTGGAACGGCGCAGCGGCGTCTTCAGGAGCACGTCGAGCTGGTCCCACGGCTCGCTGGTGGCCGGGTCGCCCGGGATGACCTGGTAGTCCAGCACCCAGCGCTCCATGCCCTCGCCCCAGCCGATGAGCTTGAACTCCAGCCGGTTGTCCTGGGTATCGACGGCAGCCGTCAGCACGACGACTTCGTCGGGCACCGTTCGCAGGACGTAGTCCTCGGCTCGGGCCGCCAGCTCCTCCGGCGTCGTGCGCTCCTTGATGTCGTCCCAGCAGCGCGCCAGGCGGGTGTTGTAGAACACCTGCATCGGCTCGGGGTCGCCCTTTTCATAGGCGTCCTTGGCCTTCGCGTACTGCTTGGCCAGCGAGATCCACGAGACCCAGCCGAGCGGCGCATACATCGCGCTCAGCGTGAAGCTCACGGTTTCGCCGTCGCCCTGCGCGTGAGCGCGCCAGACGCCGCCAGCGAGCATCGCAGTCTTACTGCTCTCCTCGATGTGGCAGCCACAGTCGCCGCTTTGGCAGACGTAGGCAGCCCGACTGAAGTCAGCCTCCCACCAGAGGTTTTCCCACAGCAGCACCTGGTAGTGCCCGCAGTGCGGGCAGGCCACGTAGTAGTGGCGCTGATCGCCCTGCTTGAACAGGGTATCGATCCGGCTCGCCTTCTCGATGGTCGGCGAGCTGGTGTAGTAGATCTTGGCGTTGCGGCCGTAGGTGCTCGTGCGGGTCTCGGCCAGCTCGACCGGGTCGCCCTCCTTGTCGACCGAGATCTCCCAGCGGTCGATCTCGTCGCCGTACACATAGCGCGCTGCAATCTCGGCCAAGTTGGCAGCCGAGCCGGCAGTCGTGATGTGCATCGATCCGCCGCGGTACTCCTTTGTGTCGATCGTGTTGCGGCTGTCGCGACTGCGAACAGGCGCCACGCGCTCGCGCAGCACGGGGATGGCTTCGATCGTCTTCGCGATCCGGCCAGATACGCGCTTCGCCAGATTCGTGCTGGGCAGCAGCACCAGCGCGTTGCCGGGCGCCTGATGGATCGAGGCGCTCAGCCAGTTCAGCCCGACCTGAGTCTTGAGCAGCTGGCTGGCCACCATCGCGACAACGCGCTTGGCCGGGTGACCTGGCGACAGCACACGCATGACCTCGCGCGCGAAGGGCGTGCGCTCGGTCTTGTACTTGCCATGCTCCGCACCGTTGCCCTGCGGAATCTCCATGTACTCGTCGGCCCATTGATCGATCCACAGATCGGGATCGGGCCGGATGCCACGCGCAAAACCGTCAACGACCGCCTGGCCACCGTCAGCGACGGCGAGCATGCGCAGCCTCGCGATCGAGCGCGGCCTGCAGCGCCAGGCGCTTGGAGGCGCGGCGTTCGGACATGAAGCGCTTGAGCAGGTCTGCCTTCATCTTCAGGACCATGCTCAGCAGCGACGAGTTCTTGGCGTTGATGACCGAGGCGCACTCGGTGCACACGTAGCGGATCTCCCGCGACTGATACGCCTCAAGCAGGCTCTCGACGGGCACACCGGATTTGCTGCAGATGTCGCAGGCCATGGTTCACTCCAGACGTTTGGACCCGAGGTCCTGGGCGGTCTTGTTGGAAAGGTCGGTCAGCAGCGCGCGAGTCGCCTCGCGCCACTTGACCTCGATCTCGAAGGCGTCAGTCATCGACGCGAACTCGGGCGCCATGCGCGTCGGCAGTCCCATCAGGGCGTCGCGCAGCGTGCGATAGAGCGCCTCGACGGTCGTTTCAACCATCGCGCGGCTCACAAGCGTGCCCAGTTGCTTCTGCAGCTCCAGCTCAGCCATCTCAGCCAGGCTGTTCTCACGCCGGGCCTTGCTTTTCCAGTAGCTCTCGTCACTGCTTCCGCCCGAGCCCTTGCCGGCCGGCGTCGATTCGCCGGCCGGCGCATCAGGCCTGACGTGCTGGCCGACATCGCGCTCGACGCGGTCGGCAGCGTGGCGCTGCGCGACGTGCGCCTTGCCCGGGTCGCTGCTTTTCGCAAGCAGCTCCAGGGTCGCGGTGACATCGACCTTCTTGCCGTCAGGCGAGAGCACGAGGCGACCCTGCTCGCCCAGCTTGGTGACGTAGCTCTTCGACCAGCTCTTGAGCCGCGCGAAGTCCGACCGCGTCAGGAACTGCGCATCTGACGTGGGTTCGTTCACCTGTTCACCTATCGGGCGTACACCCGTTCACCTGTTCACTTAGCTGTAAACCCAGCCACTAGGAAAAGACTGCGCGCGCAAGTGCCCGCATGGTTCAAGGTCCCAGGAGGGACCCGCTGGACTTTGAAGGGCCTGCGCCACCGCGCCGACTCACACGCCCGGTCGATGGGCTAGCATCACCCGCGTTTAAATTCAGGGAGAACCCATGCGCGAAGTCGTCGTTGAAGTTCAAGGCTCCTCCGAGGAGCCATACACCGTCACCGTCATCCAACTGCCAGGCGCGCTGCACATGAACTGCACGTGCCAAGCAGGCCAGCTCATGCAGCTCTGCAAGCACCGACTCGCCATCCTTGACGGCGACTTGTCGGCAATCGTCAGCGGCGCAGACCAACTGGTCGAGTTCGCAGCCATGGTGGCGGGAACTGAGACCAAGCAACTGCACGAGGCCCTGCTGCAATCGGAGCGCGCCCTTGAACAAGCGAAACGTGATCTCACGCTCGCCAAGCGCGTGTTCGGACGCAAGCTCCAGATCCCGATCGACTAAGGCACTCTTGCGTCAGAGCTTCGCTGTCGCCACGGCTTGGCGCAGGTTCTTTGCGAACTCAGCATCGAAGTGTCGTTCGACCAGGATCTGAGCCCGGTTGCCAAAGTTCAACCGCTTCGTTGTCGACGCGGGCGCGTAAAAGGCCACCAATAGTCGGAGTCCGCCTGTCGTGTTGGCGAGTTTGTCCACCTTCGAGCGGCCTCGCACCTTTGGATTTGGCCGCACGTAAGGACGCTGCCAGATCCCATCGACGCCCTTGTACTTTCCTCGGAAGCAGTCCGGCCGGGCCAGCAACTGCTTGATCGACCCGCGCGGCAGGTTGCCGTAGCTGTTCGCCCTCGCGTTGACCGGCACCAGGTCGGCCGGCTTTGCGCCGAGAAACTGCGTCCCGCCGTACTCGTAAGGCGCAAGGTATTGCGCGGCCTGGTCCTTGATGAAGACCGAGGCAATCGGCAGCGCCTTCTTGGCGCTTGTCATGCCGACCGAGTTGACCGTGAACGGCGTGGGCTTGTCGAAGACGGAAGGCATGGCCTTCTTCTCGGCGTCCTGCGCCTTGCGCGCAAGACCTGTCACCGTGCGCGCCAGGGCGAACGGGAGCTGTTCATATTCCAGCTCGCTCAAGCCCTTGGAGACGGCGGCGACGTTCGACTGAACGCTGATGATCGGAACCATAAGGAGATGCCGGCGGGCTCACATATAGCAGTGTCGAAAGGAGACCCAATCCTGGGCTGCGGCGCTAACCCGCAGTACCCGCCGGCATCAAACACGGCACAGAAATGCGAAGGCCCGGGCTGCTCTCGCGGCCCAGGCCTCTGTTTTGCCGCCGGTCTTCACGTAGAAAGATCCAGCGTGCCTGAAATGTACTGAAAAGCGATATGGAGTAAAACTCCCAGCCGCCGCGCCTACCGCCTGGCCGCTTCTATGCGTCGCTCGAACTCTTCACGCACCTGGCGCCGACGCGCGGACTCGTCCACGAGCCAGCGCTGGATCAGCGGATGCGAGCGCGCGATGCGCGCCCGGATCGTCGCCTCGGTGCAGGCAAGCCGCCGAGCCTTTGCCGCCATCCCGCCGCCCAGCACATAAAAGACCTCGACCGTGGCTCGCAGCTCGCTGGGCAGCGTCATCACCGCGCGATCGGTCTCCTCGGCCTCACAGTCGACGGTCGGAATGCGCGCCTCCTCGAAGTCGCAGCGATCCGCGCCGAGCAGGCTCGTGAATGGGACGCTTGCATAGCCGAGAGCTCCACGAGCACCGGCGCCGAGCTTCCAACGCGCCCAGTTCTGCAGCCGACGCTCCATATCTTCGTTACGTGCCATGACGCCCCTCCCCGGCCGGCGCCGTGGCGTCGCACATGCGACCGTTCAGCATCAGCAGCGCGCGGCCCGGGAACATGCGCGAGATCTCCTGCAGGGTCGGATCAGCCAGCAGCTCGGGCGATGGCACGCCGACCGAGACGCTGTTCTCATGCGCGTAGAACCATCCGGGTTCGCCGTCCCTCACGCCGCGTTTCCAGCACTCGTCGATGAGCTGGCCGCCGCCACGCCGACGCTCCTCCTTGAGCATGCCGACGACCGCGGGCATGTGGGTCGCCATCCAAGACCAATCGATCTTTTTCCCTTTGTCCATCATGTCCTCTTCGATTCAGTGATTCATGAACAGAGGCAGCGACACAGGCGCGCGAACGAGCGTGCGGGCATGCACGCCCGGCCGCACTACAGCTGGACACTCAGACATATCCAGGCATGGCTCCGCCCTGGAGCCCTGGTTAGGCCTTGATCAGGCCATCCAGGACTCGCTGAAAAGTAACGGACACGCGGACATGGCAGAGATCCAGGAGCGCATGGTCGCTGCCGCACTACATAGGCAGGACCACGGACGCCCCGACCTTTTCCGCGCCGCCGCGCGATCTCTGGTCAGTACGGGCTTCCATCGGGTTCCTCGTTGCTGCTGCCCTGCGTGGGCGATTGCTTGATGGCCTGCTGACCGCCGGTCTGCAGGAGCGGGTCCGGGCTGGGCCGGCGATAGACGCGCGGGCGGCCGGCGGCGCTGGATCGACCTTCGACCCAGCCGAGCTTGCGCAACGCCGCGCCGGCCTGCTTCTCGTGGAATCGACCTGGCGTGAGCTTCTCAAGGCCGATGCCGATCCGCCCGAGCAAGGCGATGAGCGTGATCTCGTTGACGGCCGTGCCCTTGTGCCCGTCCATCGGGACGCGCTGCTGCGGGTCGTACAGGTAGCGGGTGATCTCGACCTCGATGGCGTTCTCGACAGTGCGCTCCTGCTGCTGCGGATCGAACAGCTCGCGCTGCTCGCGTGGCGTTGGGTGGAAGCGCTCGCCTGCCTCCACGTAGGTCAAGGCCTCGGCCAGCATCTGGTCCAGCTCTGCCCGCACGGTCGGGATGTCGACGCGCAGCGCCACCAGCACCGGCCACATCCGGCGGTTGCCGGTCGGGTCGGTCAGGTAGTGGTCTTCGTTCGTCGTGCCGATGAAGACGCACTGGCGCGGGTAGTCACGTGGCCGGCGGTCGAAGCTCGCGCGGAATCGATCCTTCTGCGAGCTGATGAACTGCTTGACCTTGGTCACCTCACTTCGTGAGAGCGAGTCCAGCTCGCCCCACTCGTAGACCCAGATTCCCTGCAGGTTCTGGTAGCTGTCCTTCTCACCGAGCTGCAGGCCGGTGTCAGCGAACCATTCGCCACCCAGCAGCTGCGCGAGCGTGGACTTGCCGACGCCCTGCGCGCCCTCGAAGATCACCATGTAGTCGAACTTGCAGCCTGGGTGCAGCACGCGGGCCACCATCGCCATCAGCAGCCAGGTGCCGACGCGGGACAGGTACTGATCGCGGCGCTCGCGCTCATCCTCAGGCAGATCTGCACCGTCGCCGGCGACGCAGCGCTTGAGCCAGCTGTTCAGCCGCTTCTGCTTGTCCCACTTCCCGCGCAGGCCGTCGAGCTTGGCCCGCACCGGGTGATACGAGTGTCTGCGAGCCACCATCTGCACCGACTCTTCGAGCGTCGCCCGCGGCATGCTGGGCAGGAAGTGCTCGCGGGTCAGCCATGAACCCATCTCCAGCTCGTCGTGCTCCAGCCATTCGCCACCAGGCGTGCCCCACGGTGCGGGCTTGAGCTTGATGACGTTGTTCGAGAACTGGTTGAAGGCGATGACGCCGGCTGCCTCGGGCACGCCTGCCAGATGCGGCCGGCCCTCACCCTGGCTAATGCCATCGAGCGCGAGGACCAGGTTGTCTCGGACCTTGGCGATGGACTCGCCCGCGTAGATTAGCTTGGCGCGCCAGCCCGCCGAGCCCTCCAGCTGGCCCGCGCCAGCGGGCGCACGGGGGTCGGCCGCGGCCGCGCGCTGCTCGGGGTTCACGCTGACGAAGTCCTTGGCGCCCCGAAGGAAGTTGCGCACCTCCTCCGGCCCCCAACCACCGGCGATGGCGTCGGCCACATCCCACCCGTCCGGCGCGTTGCCGGGCTTCGGGATCGGGCAGAGCGTGACGATGCAGCCCTGCTGAGCCTGCAGGATCTCGCCGATGCCGATCATGGCCTTCATGCCGGGCTGGCGATCAGCGGGCAGCAGGGGCTTCTGGCTTGCCACCAGCGCCACGGCCGTCTCCGCGATATTGCGGCGATCCGCGTCAGTGATCTCGCCGCCAAGCGCTTCAACCTGGCGGATGGCGTCAGCCTTGATCAGCTCCAGCGCGGTCCTGTTGATCTTCTCCCGCTTGGAGTCCGCATCAGGCCAGAGGATGACCTTGCGGCCCGCGAGCCAGGACCATCCGGCCTTCTGCCACGCGTTGCTGCCGCCTGGCCAGCTCACCCAGTCGAACTCATCGCCGAGCAGCTCGTGGCCGGCCAAGGCGCACTTCTCGCCCTCCACCAGCACGATCCAGCGGTCGAGATCCTCGGCCAGCTGGCCGGCGGGCACGTACAAGGGACGAGGCTCAGGCCACTGCATGGAATGCCACTTCATCGTGCCACGCAGATCGCCCTCGTCGACGCACCAGGTGTGCGGCACGATCTGCTTGCCGCCGTCGCTATCGCGCCATCGGGAGATGTAGCCGTACAGGTCGCCGTTGAAGCGGTATTCCCAGCTGCCGTCGAGCTGGGTGTAGTGGTAGTGCGCGATTCGCACCGGCGGCGCGTTCGCGGGCACCGGCACGATCGGCCGGAACGTCGTCTTGCGCTTGCCCTGCCCGCCCGATCCTGCCGCTGGCGCCGGCGGCGCTGCAGCCGGCTCGCGACGCGCGGGCTCGGGTCGCGCGGATGAAGGCTGCGCCCGCTCGGGGCGTACAGACGTCTGGACAGCCGTAAGGCAGTCCGTGAACCCGTAGCGATCGATCAGTTCGCGCGCGGCCTCGGCGTTACCAAGGGTATGAATGGCTGCATAGAGGCTCGTCAGGTCGTTGCCCGTCTCGCCGCCCTCGTTGAACTCGCCCCATTTGCCGGTGTGCAGGTTGATGCTCAGCGAGCGGCCAGGGCCACCCGAGAAGTCCGCACAGACCCATTCCTTGCCCTGCTTCTTTCCGCCGGGCAGCCAGTCGGACACCACCTGCTCGGCGCGATCGATGAGCCGCTGCGCGAGGTGCTCAAAGTCAATGCGATCAACCACGAGGCGCCTCCCTCACCACCTCGCCCGTAGCGGCCCGGAAGGGGCCAAGGAGCAACAGCGGAGCATTGGCCTTCGCGTGGGTCGGAGGATCTGCGCGATCCATCTGCGTGGCCTCAAACAATGCTTTGGACTTGATAACCGCGACGGGCCGAAACTCCAAGACGCCATGCGGCGTTACTGCTCGAAAGCCATCAAGCAGGTGAAAGGACTCTGCTGTCTCGCCGTCGATGGCGATGCGGAACCCGCGCTCGTCAAACCACGCGTCCTCGACAGTCACGGCAAGCCGAGCAGTCGTGAAACGCCGTTCTCGAGGCCTCCCGAGCGGGATCATGTCGCCGGGCTCTGCCGGACGATCGAGAGCCTCCGCACCGTGGCGGATATCTGAAGTTGACTGGCTCATGCGGCGACCAGGCTTCGAAAGACCGCGGCGAGCTCGAAGTGACCCGCGTTCGACGCCGCTGCGCGGGCATAGCGCGTCATCGGCCGCTTGGAGCCATCGACCCGGATCTCGTCTTCCGGGTTCAGCTCGCCGGCCTTCACCATGTTCTTGACGGTTTCCTGCACGAGACGCAGCTCGCTGGGCGCCTGCACGTTCACGACATGCCGCTCGTTAAGTTTCTGGGCCATCTCGCGCCAAGTCATGAGCGTCCCGGGCTGGACGACCTCGCGTAGCGCGGCACGAATGGAGCCGGCCGGGCGCATCAGGCGACCCTCCGCATTTCACGGGCCTGAGTCAGCTCGCGCTTGATGCCCTCCAGGGCTCCGACGGCCTCAATGAACTTGCGCTGCAGCTCGGCCTCGCGCTCCTCCGGTGCCAACGGCTGCGGATCGGAGTAGCCGGCTTCGCGAGCCAGGTACAGCATGATGGCGTGGCAGCCCACAGCGCGGCCGCGCTTGGCCAGGTAAACGACCTGGGCCGGGGCGAACTTCTCGCGGCAGTCCGGGTTCAGCATGGCATCGAGCAGGTTGTGCGCGTCGCGCATCGGCTTATCCGGGAACATCTCACTGGCGACCTTCTTGCGGCCACCGCATCGGTCCACCACGGCCGCCAGGGCGTCCTCCAGGCGCTCGAAGAACAGGGTTTCCTGCTGCATTACCTAAGCCTCCATAACGTAGGTGCGCGTAGGTACAAGCCCACGCGGGCAAAAAAAATAGACTGCGAACCATGCAAAAAGGTAAGCAGCCATCCATTCCCGGGAATGCCCGATTACGTCGCCCATCGAGCCATCCCCTATCGAAACATCATCCGAATGTGAACAATTCGTTTCCGTTCAAACGCACTTCGCATCACAAATCATGGGAAAGCGATACGCAAATTGTCCGAATTAGGATAATCTTGCGACGTCTGTACCCGTATTCGTAAGAGCTACGCGGCCATCGAGCGTATTTCGGTGGTCCAGGATGCGTTGAACCGTCGAGATCCGTGGATCGCGATTCACGCGTTGGTAGATCTTGGTGAGCGTCGAGTACGGGACGCCTGTGGCCCTCGATACCTCCGGCCACTGGCGCTTTGTTGATGCCAGGTAGTCAAGCACTTGATCAATAAGTGGTTTCATCGCTTAGGCCCCAAATAGGGCTAAGGCGGATGTTACCCGAATTTGGATAGTCATGAACAAAGAGCCATCCGAACTCAATCCGCTAAAACATATCCATCCGTCTGACAGTGACGAGATGGCAAAACAGAGAACCGCTCCAGACCCACGAATCGCTGTCAATCTCACCCGACTCATGGAGGACCAAGGGCTTAAGCAATCAGCGCTTGCGGCCCGCTCGGGTGTTGGGCAATCGACGATCAGCCGCATCCTTCACGGGGACGACTCGCCCACCTCGCGAACGCTCGCGAAGCTGGCCACAGCTCTATCAGTGACCGTAGATCAGTTCTTTCGTCACGAAAACGCCAAGCCCGTACTTACCCCTATTCAGCCGAATTCGGATAACCTACAACTAGAACCGGTCGGGAAGACACCGGTGTTGAACAACGTGCCAGTTGTAGGGACGGCTAAATTGTCAGAATTCGGATACTTTGAGCAACTCCCCAACCCAGCAGGGAGTCCGGGTGGCCATGTGGAGGTCAGCGGTACAGCAGCGTCTGCTTTCGCCTTGCGCGTGCGCGGCGATGCAATGCACCCGGCAATCCGGGATGGCTGGATCGTTGTCGTCGAGCCGGCCGCGCCGCTAACGCCGGGCGAGTTCGTCATGATCGCGCTTGCCGATGGCCGGCAGTTGATCAGTGAGCTCCTCTATGAGCGTGCGGATTCTGTCTCCGTGATCGCGATCAATGGCGACCAGCGCACCAGCATTCACCGTTCGGACATCAAGTCCATTCATGCCATCGGTCCGCTGATCCCGCCCTCGCGCTGGAAGGCTGCGTAGGCAGCGTGCCTGCCATCTAGAAGGTTCGGCGCCCTCGTTCGAGGGCGTCTTCTTTTGCGTCTGCGCCGCTCGTCTATCGAACGAGTTGCTCAGTCACGCTTGCAACTATCCGTTTTCGGTTGACATGCGGATGGACATCCTTAGAATGTCTATTCGTTTTCGGATACTTGGAGCTAACGATGCGATTGTTTCGAGCCTGCTATTGCCTCGCGTCAGGGCAACGAGGATGCATCTTCACTCGCGCGCGCACAACTAGCGACGCGATTAATGCACTGACTGACCTGTTCCCAGACGGCCTTGCCTACTTCAGCGTGAGGCCGGCATGAGCAGTACCGCTACCGAACGCGTCCAGACGCCTGAACTGCGCCGCGGGCAATCCTCGCAGTCGGCCGCAATTCGCTTCGCACCCGGCACGATCGAGATCTATCGTTGCCCTGGCATCGCTACGCGCCTGGTCAACTGGCTGAGGTCGCTATGAGCGCACCGTTCACACTTCACTTCGCAGAATGGCGCTGCGGGCACCACGGCATGCGTCCCGCCGATATCGAGCTGCACAACATTGAGCAGGCGCTGCCTATCTGCCGCGCCATTGCGGCGGCCATCTCGCAGCCGGGCCAGGCCCGCGCCATGCTCATGTCCGAAACGCATGCCATTGAGATCTACATAACCGATGACTACGCTCGAGCGGAATTCGGTAGCAACGATGGCGACTCCCTCCCGGACCCGTATCGGTGGCCATATCGCCCCGAGGTGATCTATGGCACCGAGTCCGAATGTGCGGAGATCATGTCAGCGGACTTGAGCGAGGCTCGTGAAAATGAGTTTCCTCCCATTGATGCATGGGACGGCAAGGGCTATGTAGACAGTGGTGACGTTGTCATCACGACCTTGGCCGAGGCCGATCTGCTTGAGCTTGTCCGTCCTGTCGATTGGTACGAAGAAGGCGAGCGCAAGAAGCGGTTCGGGACGCCGCCTCGGTTGCGCAGTGCAAGCGACGTGCTGACTCTTTTGCGCGAGGTACAGGCCGACTTCGACGCAATGGACGCGGAACAAGACGCTCAGGCCTCCAAAGACGAAGCCCAGCGAGGCGTCCTATGAGCGCACGTCACACACGAGAGACGAGGCGCATTCAGGCTCGCCTTGAACGCTGGGAGCTCGGTCACCTTCGCCAGCTCTGCGCCGATCAGGCGGCGCAGCTGGAGGCCCTGGCCGACCAGATCGAGCAACTGCAGCGGGACATCGACAACTCCGAAGCGTCGCTCGACTTCTGGCATGGCCATGCACTCGATCTCCAGCAGACGCTGCACGAAACGGGCGCCGGCCAGATCGGAATCACACGTGCCGGCGAGTTGCTGGTGTTGCCTCCTGCCGCTATCACCATGCAGGAGGCCGCACGATGAAACCCATCGAGATCTCCGGCGAGCTCGCCCTTGACGCTGAACTGCGTTTCACCCCGTCGAAGCCCTCGCACGCCGTGCTTGTGCTTCGCTTCCGCTGTGGTCGCGGTTTTCCGATCGAAGCTACGCAAGACCTCGGGCCCAGTGAGCAGGTACCGCAAGCAGTGCAGGACGACATCCGTCGGCTGCGCCGAGGCACGACAGTACGCATACAAACTGCAGGCCTTCAGCCGCGCACGGATCACGCCGACGCAATCCTGCGCGCCGTCGGCGTGCTCGGCGTCCACATGGTCGAGCAGGAGCCACGTCATGCCGCTTGACAACACTTCACCAGGTCGCCTGAGCGCGGCCGGCATGGTCAGCTTCGCGGACTTCATGAATCGCGTGTCGGCAGTGACCTGCCCGCCCCCGCGTGAAGACTGGCGGCGCGAATGGGAGGAGATCGACTCGCTCAGTCGCCTCGAATTGCGGCGAGGCGAACCGCCTGACGCTGAATTGCTTCCTCCACGCGCTCCAACGCGCGGCCCGTCGGGTCCTTGCTGTACATCAGCCCGTTCGCCAGGTACTGCTCGCTCTGGACCTTGAAGTTCGCTTCCACAACCGCTCGCCCCTCGGGCGGCAGCGCAAGCAGCAACGCATCGAACAGCAGCCCATGGACGGCCAGGTCGGCCCTCATGTTGGCGCAGCGCTCAGTGATGTTGCCATGCGCTTTGATCAGTTCATCCAAATCCATTGGGCCTCCTTGATGTGAGGCCAGAGCTTACCAATCACCCCAATGCAAGACTCCAATATTCTCTGTGTCCGCGGACGCTTCACTATCCTCGCCGCGTTCCACGAAGTCGCCCTCAAGGACGGCAGCATCACGAAGCTGCACCGCGTCATCGAGGGCAAGAACACCGAGCCGGCTCGCTTCCTCCGCGCTTACCTGCACCCTGACGCGGGCATCTTCATCGTGGACCTGGGCGAACTGGCCAAGCCCCTGCAGAAGGAACTGCGCCAGTGCCTGCCGCGGGACATGGCGGGTACCGCGCAATACGTGCTGCGCCAGTTCTTCGCCAACTTCGCGACGCTGCGTGTGGCCATGGTGGAGAACGCACAGGCTTCCTTCCCCGCCATTCCGTTCGCAGGCCCTCGCGCCAAGCTGGACAAGCTGCGCGGCACCTGGGACGGCAAGGCCCGGATGGGGACCTGGCTTCGGCGCCTGGTCGTCGGCGAAGACGGCGGCACGCCGGCCTACATCCCTCCGGCGCGACGCACCCTGTACCTCGATCGCGTCGGGACATGGCTCCTGATGGGCATGGTCGCCCGGGCGATGCAGCCGGGCTGCCCGGTGCACCACATGACGATCTTCGAGGAACCGCAGGGCGTCGGCAAGTCCATGCTGGCGCGCCTGCTCGGCGACGCATGGTTCGCAGGCGCCGGTCAACAGCTCGACAGCACGAGCGCCGCTGAGCACCTTGAGCGCGTCTGGGTCTACGAGTTCTGCGAACTGGATGCGCTCTCGCGCCGGGAGATCGGCGCCTTGAAGCAGTTCATCACCCAGTCGCATGATCGTTTCCGCGCGCCCTTCGATGTGCCCTCCGAAAAGCCTCGCCGCTGCGTCTTCGTCGGGACCACCGCCGACATCGACGCGATCGGCGACATCGAGGGCGATCGCCGCTTCTGGCCCGTTCACGTCTCGGACCGCATTGCTCTGGCGACCATCAAGATGGAGCTGGACCAGATGCTGGCCGAAGCCCTGCACTACTACGAAGCCGGCGTCCCCTACAACCCGACATATGACGACATGGAGGCGATCTTCGGCCACGAGCTCGCAGGCGAAAAGGTGGCCGCATGAGCAACTACATCGTCACCGCTGGGCAGGTTGATCTCGACATCAGCAACCCTCGTCCCGGCCACATAACCGCCTTTGCGATTGCCTGGTCGCTCAGCCAGCTCAATCGCTTCACCGGCCACGCCTTGCGTCCGTATAGCGTCGCCGAACATTCGCTGCTTGTGTGCGACATCGCAGAGCGCGTTCTCGGCCTCGATGTGCACGGCCAGTTTGCAGCGCTGATGCACGACGCCCACGAGTTCATCACGGGCGACCTGCACACGCCCGGCAAGCACATGGTGGGCCATGGATGGCGGCGCTGGGAAGACAGCATGCAGCACGCGGTGCTCAGTGCCTTCTCGTTGGTCGGTACCCATCAGATGCACGCTGCATCCATCAAACGAGCGGACCTGATCGCGCTCGCGACGGAACGCCGGGACCTGCTGCCCACGACCCCAGGAATCTGGCCGGTCCTCACCAATATTGAGCCGCTGGCGACCGTTGACCTCTACAGCCCCGAGCGCATCGACGCCAATTGGGAGACCTGGCGGGATTGCTGGCTCGATCGCTACCACGAGCTGGAGGCCCAGCGCAATCGGCTGATCTTTGGCTACAGCCGGCATACCCCAGCAACGCCCAACCGCCTTGGCCACGAATGGGACGAAGACGCTTGCTGCATCCATTGCGGCCAAGACGGGGCAGAGGTCGCCCACCTGGCCAAGACTGCCGCCTACGAACGGACCGACAGCGATCGCTGGTGCGAGGCGCGTGAGCGCACGCAACGCAGCAACACCGCGATCGCGCACCCATGAGCAC